GTCATTGACCCAGCCGGTGGTGTGGACGGGGGCGTGGTTGCCTTCCGCGATCTTGACTTGCGTGGCTTGGCCTTGGGCGAGGCCGCCGCCCGTGATGTTGAGCTGGAATACTTCGGAGTTCAGGAGCGGCCAAGCTTCGGCGACGTACTTGAGGCCCTTGCGGTAGGGGTTCGTGGCTGGGAAGAGGACTTGCAGGCGGTGGTTCTGGCGTTTGGGGGGTACTTGGTAGTGGTTGAGGGCGACGCCGAAGTCCGCGTCGTTGATCTTGGCCGGGGTGACCGTGGCCCAGCTCCACTTGTCGCTGGACGTGCCGTAGGTGGCGATCGTAAGCGTGGCCGGCCAGGCCGTCGCCGTCTGCTTGTCGTCGCCGACCAGCGTCCCGGTCGAATCGTAGAGCCGGACCTCCTGATCCTGGGCGGCCCCGGCGAAGCAGCGCCGGTCGATCTCGACCGTGATGCCGTCGATGGTGGAGCCGGCAGGAACGTCGGCCGAAAAGCCGAAGTTGGTCGCCTTGAGCCGGTAGCTGTGGTCGGCGGCGTCGTACGTCGCCGCGGTGATCTGCGCCTCGGACCCGTCGTCGGCGGTGATGGGCGAGGTGCTGATCCAGTCGTTGTCGCCGGACGGCCCGATCTCCGAGCCGGTCGTACCGGGATAGCGCGGGCCTGCGGTAGCCATCGGCTAGCCGCCGATCAGGTCTTGGGCTGGGTGTAGGTCAAGCTCGTGATGGCAACCGTGGCGCCCGCGACGAACGCGACCGTGTTGAAGTTGATGTCATCGCCCGAGGTGCCCACGGTCACGTCCATCTGCGTTGTGCCCGCACCCGAGGCGATGCGCGCCCAGGCTGCGGTGCCGGTCGCATCGGCCGACGTGTCGGACGTGATCGCCGAGGCAGTGGCCACCCCATTGCTCGCGGCACCGAAGGCGGTCGCCGAGAAGGTCAGCGTTGCGAGGAGCACCTGCGCGCCAATCGCGGTGTCCGCGTCGGTCGGAATCGTCCCGGTGTAGATCTTGATCGTGCCAGCGCCGCCCGTATCGATGCGGTCCACGACGGCATCAGCCGCTGCGGAAACGGCGGCGTTGGTAAGACGTGGGTCAGCGGCCATCATTTGCCTCCGGTGCGTGGTCGGGGTGGTAGGACTTGTCGGCGACGATCACGGCCGCGTCTGGTTCCATCTGCTCGTTGCAAGTGGCGCAGCGGTACAGAACGTGGCCGATGCCGCGGATCTCGGGTTTGGGAAGATCAACGCGGGCGTCACTCATGGGGGGAGCCTCAGAGGAGGAGCGGCGCCCGCCGTCGGGGACAGCGGGCGCCGGAAGGGATTAGTCGTTGTCGAGCTCGACCTCATACCAGGCGAAGCCGTGGGTGAAGGTCCATGTCACGAGTGAGGCAACGACATTGATCGAGATCCCGCCGGTCGGCGGGACGATGAGGCGCCCCTCGATCGGAATGGCGATGGCCGTGCCCGGCGTGACGGTGCCGGGGTTGCCGACGTGGCCGGTGCCGACGGGGAACCAGCCGTTGTCGTTGACCGTGGCGCCGGTGTCGACGATGGCCGCGCCCGCGTAGGTCCCGCCGTTCATGCCCTTGATCGCGGTGATGTCCGCGGTCGGGGCGGTCATGCCGGCGGGATGGATGCAGGCCCACACGGACCAGTCCGCGACCGCGTCCGTGGTCACGAGATTGAACGCGAAGACCCGGTCGATGACGTAGGACTTCGCGGTCGCGCCGGTCTCGCCGTTGTACAGCGTGAGTCCGGCGACGGTGGACGGGCGGACCACGACGGCCGCGGTCGCCGTGGTGTCCATGACCTGCCAGCCGCGACCGCGGCGGGACAGTTCGGTGTAGGGCGGAAGGCCCTGCGCCGTGAGGAGTTCCTGCTCCTGGTTGGAGCGGATGTAGCGGAAGGCACTGTCGCTGGCGCCGCCGCGCTGGAAGCCGAGCAGTCGGCTGTCGTCTCCGGCCATGAGTTAGGTCCCTTTCTCGTTGGCGATGGCGATGGCTTTGTCGGAGGGACGGCGGAGCATCTTGTCAGCGGGCCGCCGCCGCATCTTGGGAATGGGAAGCGGCGGGAGCCGCTTGCTCAGAAGCTCATCGAGCTCGGGATCGGGAGGCTCCCGCCGTGCCATGGGTTACGTCGCCGCGTAGGTGGCGACAGTCGGGACGGTCGGGTCGGTGTAGATCACCATCATCCGAGTCCGGCCCGCCGTGTTCGTCGTGCCGACTGTGGTCACGAGTCCGGTGATGACGCGCGCGGTTGCGGCGTACATCTCGGCTCGTTCGCCGGTGGCGGTCACGAGGTACGCGCCCTCCTGGCCTCCGGGGTTGTTGAAGTCGATGACTTCAGCCTCGGCGCCGGCGACGATGTCGGTGGCCTTGAGGTCGATCCCCGTGTACCAGCCATCGGAGGTCGCCGCGTCGCCGACCTTCATGGTTGCCGAGGTTCCGGCGAGCCAGTAGACGTCGTTCCAGATCTTGATGTCGAGCAGCCACGAGTTGCCGGGGACGGTGACGGAGCCGGTGTAGGTACCGGCCGCGCCCTCCTCGGTGTACGTGACCTCCTCGAAGAGGATGCGGCCGGGCTGGCCGACCACACCACCGGAGATAACTGGCATGGCTCAAATTCCCGTGATGGTCGCGGCTGCGGACGGCCGACCGTGCCATGCCGCGAAGCGGCGGACCAGCGCGATGGCCATCGTGCCCTCGGTGAAGTAGGTGGAGTGCTCGGTCGAGACTTCGACGACCACGCCGCCGTTCTCGAAGATCGTCGTGAACGAGGTATCCACGACGCCGCCGGTGCCCTCGGTCATGCCCGTGGACAGAACGACGGGGAGGCCCCAGATCCGCCGCGGGCCGGACTCGGTCGGGTTGCCGAGGATGTAGATGCCGTCCGTGGTTCGGGTCAGGCGGATGTCCTGCCAGTCGTTGGGATGGAAGACGGCGAGGTTCGGGTCGGCGTCGCCGGTGACCGCGACCTTGGTGATGGCCTTGTGGATCGCGTCGAACGTCGGGTCGGTGCCCTTCGCCTGCGTCTGGAAGCCGGTGCGGATGAACACGCCCCACGGAACCGGGGTCGTGCCCGTGCCCGTGAGGATGTAGCCGCTCGACTTCTTCTGGAGGCGCTTGGCAAGCATGCCGGTGATGACACCCTGCATCTGCGGCTCGTCGGAGAGCAGGTTGCGGCTGGCCGGGATCCAGGTCCGAATGTCCTCGACCTCGTCGGTCGTCTTCGTCCACGCGAACGCGGAGTCGGTCGCGGCCGTGTTCTCCGCCACGGCGGCGGCGTTGTCGGTGTCGGTCGTCTGAATCCAGCCGGTCACGGAGTCCGAGCTGACGGGGCTGTGCGGGAAGAGGGGCTCGACGTCGCCGAAGTAGAGCGCGGATTCGAACCGACCCGCTGGCGTAGCCAGCGTGTCATAGGCCGTCGTGAGATCGACGATCGTCTTGAGGCCGGCGCCGATACCGAATCGGATCGGGGCATCCCCCACCTGGTACGCCTTGATCGCCGAGCCGTGCTTTGCGAGGGCCGACTTGAACGCGACGTCGGGCTGAGCCTTTGTCCCGATACCGGACTCGACGTCTTTGTGCTCGACGTCCCCGCCGCCCTTGTTGGCGGCGATCGTGCCCTGAGGGGCGAGCTTGGATTCGACGGCGGCCGCGGAGCCTTCGATCTCCTTGGCCGTTTCGTGAGCCACGCCAAGCTCGTCGAGCTCGGCGTTCCGCTTTCGGAACTCGCCCACCTGATCGGCGTTCATGTTGTAGCCGCCGTCGGCGGTCTTGAACTGGGAAAGCCAGGCACCGTGCTCCTGCTGCTTGAGCGTCAGGGCGGTACCGAGCGTGGTTGCGCTGGGCATAGTGATTGTCTCCACATGAAGAAGCCCCGGTGTTTTGTCCGGGGCTTCGGGGCTGAGGGTGACGGGGGGTCAGGCGGGGATCGGAACGCCGATACGGCGCGCCTCCGCGAGCAGGACTTCGACCGTGACGTCGAGCGTCTCGAGCGGTTCCGCCAGGAGGTCGCGGGCCGTCACGAGCTGCCCATCGAGCGTCTCGATGAGTTCCTCGAGCGCAGCACGATCAGCGCGGGAGAGCTTGCGGCCCTCCGAGGCGCGGGCGGCGGCGTGGCCCTTGAACCGATCGATGAGCGCCGGCAGGCCCTCGGAGTACCAGAGGATCTGTTCGGCATACGGGGCCCCGGAAGCCGGGGCTCCGCTCTTGATCGCGAGTGTGGTGGTGCCGACCCCGGCACCTTTGAGAACGGGGCTGACCTCGAACACGTCCAGCTTGCGGAGCTCGCGCACCCGCTTGCCGTCAAACGTGCCCGGGCCGGACGGCGGGAGAACCGCGTAGCCAAAGGACCATTCCTGGAGATCGGCCATTGCCTTCGTCGTGTGGTAGGCGTTGCGCCCCTGGTCGGTTTCCATGAAGAACGACCCGTCGAGGATGCCGAGGTCGCCCGCCTCACGGATGGCACCCTTGCCGGTCGGCAGGGCGCCGTCCCATGACGTATGCCCGTAGGCCGAGATCGGCACGGACTTGCCTACGGGCATACAGCCCGGGAACGTCACGTCGTTGTCCGAGTCGATGACGTTGAACCGGGAGAACGCAACAGTGACGTCGCCGGTCTCGGACAGCTTGAACTCGAACGGAGCGAATGACTTGCGGAGGATCTCGGTCATCGTGGGACTCCTGTTCCATTGGTGCCGTCGAGCAGCGCGTCGATCGTCTCGGTCTGGACAGTCGCCGGCAGGAAGCCGGTATGCGGGACATCCGGCAGGCCATAGGCGAGCAAGGCCGCCTTGGGGTCGTATCCGGCCCGGACGAGTGCCGCGACGAGAAGGCCGCGCTGATTGGCCGTCATGCCCCGTTCGTCATATGAGCTGGCCGGGACGCTGTTGAGCGGGAGCAAGAGCCCCTGCCGCTCTTCGGGGGTGAGCGGGTTCCGGTTCTCCAACGCCCGCAACTCATCGTCAGTCGCGAGGCCGTTGAGTCGGAGCTTGACCTCGCCCTCCACCCGATCGACGAACTTGCCGCGGAGCAAGCCCTCCATGAGGTGTTCGGTGAAGAATCGGGGTTCGCCGATGATGTCCTTGTTCGCCTGCTGCTCGATCCGCACGCAGGGCGGCCCGAGCGTCCCCACGACGTGATCGATGTTCGACTCTTCGATGTTGCTGAACGTCGCCCGCGAAAAGTCGGACAGCTTGTGCGGAGCCAGCCGGAGACCGCGGGCGATCTCGATGACCGACAGCACGCGGCCTTCGTAGAACTGCGCGTCTTCCGGCGAGAAGCCGGTGTGCTCGATCGTCATTCCCTCATCGAGGATGGCCGTGCGCTGGGCGTTGGACAGGCCCGAGTGCGCCTCGTCCCAGCTTTCGACGATGTTCTTCTTCGACGCCGGGGAGAGCTGGTTGGCCGTCATCAGCGTGACGCCGGGCCGCGCGTCGTGAGCCAGCATCCGAAGGCCGTACTGCTCGGCGACCATCGCCGATTCCAAGGCGCGCCGCATGAGCGTCACGCGGCTGTAGCCGATCCGGCCGTCGAAGCCCCAGCCCGGGACGTGGAACATCCGAGACGCCGGGATGATGACGCCTGATCCGTCCGGGAGGCGGTACTTGTAGACCCGCTTGCCGTCCTTTATCTCGACGGTCATCCGGTCCGGGCGGAGCGGCCACAACCGGACCGGGACGCCGAGCCCGTTGAGTTCTTTCTCGGCGTACCAGTTGCCCCAACTGTAGAGGTGCCCGACGCCGGTCTCGCGAAAGACCATCGACGTCATCTCGGGGTTCGGCGAGTCGTGGAGCATCGCGTAGGCCGGGTGCTCGGGTGCCCGTCGCTTGCCCTTGTCGAGGCGTTCGTAGGTGATGAGCGGCATCGACGCGATGTCTTCGGCGATCAGCCGGATACCGGCGGTGAAGGCGTTGACACCCATCGCGGTGTTCTGGTTGACGGTCGTCGCGATCGAATCGTTGGGCGTCATGCCGCCGGGCGGCTGCCACCCGGGGTTCGGCCAGCCGATGCCGGCTGCCTTCATGGCGACGGCCGCGAACTTGCCCACCTACCGACCCCTGAGCATGAGACGGACGTTCGTCCAGATCGGCGTCAGCGGCAGGAGCAGAGTCCCCACGACCCCGAAGGCCGCAGACGGCACGGCGAGGCCGATGAAGATGAACGCCAGCGAGACGAGCAGCACGGCGTCCCCGAGATCGAAGCCCCGCAGGGCTCGGGTCAGGGCGACATACAGACGGAGCCGGGCGTCGAACCGTCGAACCGAAGGCGAGATGTTCATGGGGTCCCTCCGGTGAAGGTCAAGCCGGTGGTCTCGTAGTTGCTGCGGAACGGCGTGACCGGCTGAGCCACGTGGTACGTCGCACGGTCATACCCACCGACGGCACAGATCCCGAGGTCGATTGAGCGGGGTGAGCCGCGATGCTCCTTCACAGGGCGCGGCCCGAGCCGGTCGGTCTTGAGGGTCATATTCGCGACGTGGCGGACGAGTCGTGGGTCGCCGTCGTGGGTCATTCCGCCCCCGATGACCGCGTCATAGAACTTGGCCCAAGCGGGCACCATCCGGGACGGCGAGGAGGTCGCGTACTCGAGGACGGGCAGGCCATCGGCGGCCCACTGCTCCATGAGCTGCGCCCAGCGGAACGGGTCGCACGGGAGCTCGACGACACGCCGATCCCGACACGTCTCGCGGACTACCCGATCCACGTCACCGATGGGAACGCGCCACTGTGGATTATCGAGCGGGCGCTCCCAGCACTCCACGACGAACAGGTGGGGCGTGGCTTCGACCGTTGCCGCCAGGAGGGCCGTGCAGTCGTGGTTGAACGAGCCGTCGAAGAACAGGATGACCGGCTCGTCGGATGCAACGACGCGGGGTGGCTTGGCGACACGGGCCTCGAACTGGCCCGAGGGCAGCGCAGCGTGGGCGGCGTTCACCCACTGGCTGAGGCGCTTGATCCGGAACTCGGCCTCCGGAGTCCGTCCGGGCTGCGCCGCGGCCCGGATGTCGGCGATGTCGAGGATGTCGCCGAGTCCCGGGTTCGCCTGCGCCCAGACTTTCGGATCGTCAATCCGCGCATCAGCCGCGTCGGGTTCCCACCAGGCCATGAAGAAGCTCGGATCGTCAACCTCGCCAGTCGCCACCCGGAGGCCATGCTGGTAGAGCTTGTAGGCGATCGAGTCCTGCCCGGTCGAGTCGGTCCGCACGCCCGCTGTCGTGACGATGAGCATGAGTGGATCCACCCGCGCACCCATCGCGAGGGCCATCACGTCGTACAGCTCGCGGTTCGGCCAGGCGTGCAGCTCGTCGGCGATGACGAGCGTTGGGCTGAGACCTTCCTTCGTGTACGCCTCGCTCGACAGCGCGCGGTAGACCGAGCCCGTGAGTGTGTCTGCGATCGCGTCCCGGTAGAGCTTCGCCCGGGCCATGAGCTCGGGGTCCATCTCGACCGTCCGCCGGGCGGCCGTGAATACCAACCGAGCCTGGTCCCGGTCGGCGGCGCACGAGTAGACCTCCGCGCCGTCGCCCTCGGCGAACGTGCCGTACACCGCGATCGGTGCGACGTCTCCGGTCTTGCCGTTCTTGCGGCCCATCCCCCACATCGCGATCCGATGCCGTCTCCGACCATCGACCGTGCGAGCGAACGTGTGGAGATGGAGCTGCCGTTGCCACTCGCGAGGCGAGAGCGGCTCACCGGTCCGGCCGGCGACGCTGTCCTTGGTGATCCGACCGTAGGTCTCGACGAACTCGTTGACGTCGGGACCGTCGCCGCGACGGATATCAGCGAGCGGGACCGGGGTCAGCCAGCGCGGCGGCCACGAGCCTCGCGGCGTTCGCGCAGCTCTTCCAGCTTGGACCGGGCCTTTACCTCGGCGACGCCGGCCCGGCTGCGATCGGACGGCGTCAGATACAGGGACGATTGCCACTTGGTGATCTGTGCCTCCGTCGTGGCGAGCGCCCCGTGGGCCGGATTGAGATAGGCGTAGCCCTTGTCCGTGTAGAGGACGTACCCTTGGCTGGCGAGCTCGGCAATCAGGCCCGACCGTCGGTCGAGAGCTTCGCAGTACAGCCGGAGTGTCCGAAGATCCGATGGTGCGATCCAGGGACAGGTGCTCAGGACGAACCGCCACTCGTGCGCACCCTCGTCACCGAGCGTGTCCGGTGGAGCAAGATCGTGCGGGGCGGGTGCGACAATGGTCAACGCGGTCGGAAGTGGACGCTTGCCGGGGTTCCCGAGCGCCCGTTTCAGCTCCGTTGGCTTGCGGGCGGTCATCGAAACCCCCAGGGGTTGGGACTGCGGCGGTGTGCGCGGGTA